GGCAGCGTATAAATTGTCGGGCAAGGCGGTGCCAATCAGTCTCGATCTGGAAACAGTCGGCACGGATTATATGGACCCGGATGCTTACATTGTCGCGGTGAGTTTGACGATTGCACCGGGCGAATCGTACGTCATGTATTTCGATAAGGCTGGCTGGCCTGACCCGCAGGAATTAGCGTGGCTCGATTACTTGTGTTCCAGCAATGAGGTCAAATTGTACGGTGCAAATTTCAAATACGATGCGCTGTGGCTGGAACGTAAGTGGGACTTGTACGATTTCAGTGCGTTCAAACTGGACACCACATTGGTTGGATCGTTGCTGCAAGAGAACCGCAGTAACAGTTTGAATTTACACGCGAAGGTGTACACAGACCTTGGCGGATACGATGACGATTTTAATCGTAAGTACGATAAGAGCCGAATGGATTTGGTGCCTAAGTCAGACATCATTCAGTACGCTGGGGGCGATACCGATGCTGGCTTACAGGTAGCGATTAAGATGCGCGGCCAGCTGATCAAACAGAAACGGCTGTTACGGTTCTATCAGAAATTGCTGCACCCGGCGCAACACGCTGTGCGCAAGATGGAACAGCGCGGCATGGTAGTGGACATGAATCGGTATCACGAACTTGACGAAGAGGTCACGCAAGTTCTGGAAACGAATCACGAAGCGATGGTCGATATGTTGCCGTACACGTTGCGGCATAAGCATTACAAAGACCTGCGACCGAGCCGCCCTAAGATCGTATCTGATTTTCTGTTTACCCGGCAGGGCCTGAACCTGACTCCGAAAATGATGACGCCTAAGACTGGCAAGCCGAGCACAGCTGCGGCTCATTTCGAAATGTTTGCGAAGCACAAAACGGCTGGGCCATTCATTGCGGCGTTGCTGGAATTCAATAAGGCCAGCAAAACCAAGTCCACGTACATCGATGGGTTCATGAAACACGTGCGGGTTGATGATCGGTTCCATCCGAGCTATATGCTTTTCCGGGGATTGTTTCACGGTGACGACACTAAGGCCGATGATAGCGGCGGACGCACCGGTAGAACGTCTGTAAAGGAACCTGCGTATCAAACGATACCCAAGCATACCGACTGGGCAAAGCCTCTCAGAAGCGTGTACGTGCCGCCTGATGGGTACGTGATTCTCGATGTCGATTTCCAACAGGGTGAGCTGAGGATCGTAGCCTGCATTGCCGATGAGCCGACGATGATTCAATCGTACAAGGATGGCATTGATCTGCATTTGAAAACCGGGGCACAGTTGAACGGGTTGGAGTTTGCCGAAGCGTTGGAAATGGTTTCGATCAAGCATCCGGCTATTGCTGATATTCGACAGGGCGGTAAGGCTGGCAATTTCGGATTGATTTACACGATGGGTGCGGAAGGGTTTGTTGAGTACGCATACAAATCGTATGGTGTCGAGCTGACGCTAAAGGAAGCGTACGCATTTATGGAGGCGTTTTTTGGTTTGTATGATCGGCTGCACCCGTGGCATGACGAAACAAAAGAGCTGGCGCGGAAGCAGAAATTTATCGAGTCCCCGCTGGGCCGCATCCGACATTTGCCGTTGATCAAATCATGGGCGCAGGATATCCGGGCACAGAGTGAACGGCAGGCGGTGAATACCGGAGTACAGGCAACGTTAACGGACATGGGTTTGTTGGCGATGGCGGAATTGGATAAGCGCTACCCGGACCTTTGGATGTTTGGGTTCACGCATGACAGCTTGAGTTTTTACGTGCCCGAGGATGAGTACATGGAATGGGCTGGGCGCATCAAAGAGGTCATGGAGAATTTGCCGCTCGGAACATTCGGTTGGAAACCGCAGCTGGATTTCCCGGTTGATGTAGAGTTTGGATTGAATAATTTGTCGGAGACTGTGAAGTTACCGTTATGAAAACGCATTGGGTTGACGTTGATGTAATACACCGGACTGAGAAAGCGGTGCTGGTCGAGTTTGAAACCGAGCGCATTTGGATTCCGCTGAGTCAGGTGCTGGATCAGGAGGATGATCTGGAGCCGGGGTGCAGTGCTAAGATTGAGTTGTACGATAACGTTGCAACTGAGAAGGGATTTATTTGATGGCGCGAAAGCGCGGCAAGCGGAGAAAATCTAAGCGACAGCAATCGATGTATTTTGTTGGGCGGAATATGCAGCCGCGATTGGATGGCAAACGTAAGGCGACGTTCTATTCAAGGCACGATTGGCCGTGGCATCAGGCCAGTGTGCTGGTCGATTCACCCAAAGAAGTGCCTGCTCACTTCGAAGCGTTCAAGGCGGACTGTGAGCGATATCGCGAGAATCCGAGCGAATACACGGGGTTGCGCCTGAAACGGGGCACTGAGAGCGCGTCTCCCGCATTAAAATGAGGTACCCCTACCCTTACTATCCCCTAATTTCGGGGGTGTGATGACCAAGATAAACACTGACTTTGAATTCGATTATGGACTTCCAATGAAATTTCAACACAATAAAACGTGGCGCTGGTTTGTGAATCGAAACATCATGAAGCAGACCGTAGATTTTTACTGGATGGGTGAGGGCGTCAATGGCGAATCATTTCATCGATTGTTCACGGAAATTAAAGAGACGGTAGTCGAGAAGGGCGCGATGCACAGCCCTGAAGAGCCGACGCTGAGCGTGGATTATGATCAGGCCGATACGTTGATGCAGGAAATGTGGAATGCAGGTATCCGTCCGAAGGGCGTGAACACTGGGCAGTCGCATGTCGATTCGATGAAGGATCACATTAGCTCGCTGCAAGAAATGTGCAGGTACTTTATGGAAGCCGGGATGACGCTCGCTGAACAGGGAAGTGATGACACCGAATTGCTGGGGCCTTCGCCATTTGACCTGCTGAAAATCGAGGTCGAAGAGCTGGGCAAGAAATTCATGGCGTTGTCATTAGCGGCTGAATTGAATCAAAAACAAGCAAAAGAACCCGATAAGTTCTAAAAATTGCACGTTTTTGAGTGAACGTTGTATGATGCGAGCTATCCAATCAATTGGACGGTTCACATGACAGTGAAATACAGGGGCGGCGATGAGGGGGCAGACACCAAAGTTGTGAGCCTTGCCAATGCGATGGGAGTACAGGGTGACTCTACATCGCATATGACGATCATAAAAACCGGCACTGTATCGAAGCAGGACAAGGCTGTGTTGTCAGGCAGTCTGTTAGAAAAAGACGATGCGTTCGAAGCGTTCTTTTTCGATCCCCGCAAGAATGATGCTGAGGCACAGGTGCTGCGTCCCCCGTTTCAACCTCAGCAACTATCAATGTTATGCCAGAAAAACAATACGCTTGGCCAGATGATCGCCGCGATGGAAGTCAATATCGATGGCACTGGTTGGGAAATTGAACGGGCTGCTGATGACGAGGAAAACGATGAGCCTGAGAATGATCCTGAGAAAGAACGATTAGAGGATTGGTTTAAGGAACCGTTTCCACGGACATCGTTTACGACTTTGCGTCGTGACACCCGGCGAGATTTGGAGCAGGTCGGTTACGCATTCATGGAAGTGTTGCGCTCAATCGATGGCGAGCTGATGTTCCTGAAGCATATCCCGGCGCATCAAATGCGGCTGGTGAAGCTGGATGAACCCGTGTTGGTTGAGCAGAAAGTGCAGCGCGACGGTAACGAAATGGAAGTCGTGATGAATGTTCGCGAGCGGAGATTCGCGCAAATCATTAGCAAGCGAGTTGTTTACTTCAAAGAGTATGGCGCGAGCCGCGAGCTGGATAGAGTTACCGGGGAATGGAGCGAGGAAAAGCTGGACATAAAAGACCGGGCTACCGAAGTGCTGTATTTCACCGTGTACGAAGACGCGAAAACTCCGTACGGTGTGCCCCGCTGGATCAATCAAATTCCGAGTGTACTGGGTAGCCGTAAAGCCGAAGAGCTGAATCTGGATTTCTTTAACAGTGGCGGCTTGCCTCCGGCGCTGATCATTGTGCAGGGTGGCGAACTGACGCCTGAAGTACGCAAGCAATTGCAGCAATATATGTCTGGCAAGGGATCGAGCTATCACCGGGCAGGCATTATCGAAGTGGCGTCATCTGGAGGCTCTATAGACAAACCCGGTACGGTGCGCGTGACCGTGGAACGGTTCGGCTCTGAGCGCATTCAGGATTCGATGTTTGAAAAGTACGATGAGCGCTGCGAAGAGCGTGTGCGTTCGGCATTCCGGTTGCCTCCGATTTTTGTCGGCAAGGCACAGGACTATAGTTTCGCAACGGCATTCGCCAGTTATACGGTGACTGAGGCGCAGGTGTTTCAGCCCGAGCGCGAAGAGTTTGATGAGATAATCAACAACACGATCATGCGTGAGCTGGACCCGGAAGGTGAATTTGTTTTCCGTTCGTTACCGCTTACGGTTGATGACGTGCAGACCAAGCTGGAAGCGCTGGGTATTGTCGCTGAAGACCTGACACGAGAAACCCGAGTCGCAGCGGTCAATGAGATTGTCGGCATGACGCTGGTGCCGGATGACTCTGAACCAGAGCCTGACCCCCCGGTTATCGTGGCACCGGTTGGCGCACCAGCCCCAGCACCAACAGCAGGCGTTGAAAATCCGCCTAATCTGTCTCAGCCAGCGGACCCCCCAGCACGTAAGGTCGCGATGGATACGTTCGATATGATGGACTTGGTTAGCCAATGGTGCCGAGCACAGTTGACTGATGAAGTGCCCGAAGCTGAGGTCGAGTTAATACGTACTGTGATCAATCGAATGGATGCAGTTACGCGGCAACGGTTCGATGGGTATTGCACTCTGAAAATGATGTCCGCTGTGGATCACGACATGATCGGCGCTGTTGAACTTCTCGGAGCTGCCAGTTCTATAACTGAGCAATCCGATGACTGTCAGCATTAAAAGTTTTTTAGTCCTAGAACAATCACTCAGCAATCGAATCCAAAATTCGTGGCGTAGAGATATCGCCAGCCTTACCCGTGAGATTCTTGATCTGGTAGATGCTGGGAATTTCACTGAGGCGGTTGATATCTGTGAGGGGTTTAGTCTGGCCAAAGCGGCGGAGGACAATCGCAGATTCACTGAGTTTGTTGGTATGCAGGCGGCGTTGTTTGGGGCCAGCCGGTTGAGCGGAGACCCGCGTAAGTCCGTGTTCATGGAGGCTGGGAGACCCGACGAAATAAAGCTGGCGACCAACAACATGATGATCATGATGGAGGAAAACGCGACCCAGTCTGTCTGTCGATTGGCTACGGAAATGTTGCTTCGGGAGGAAGTTGATCAGCAAGAGTTTTCGATTAAGAAAGACGCGACGCCAAAATTCCCGAGAAACTTTGTCAGTAGCGTTAACAAAAATGGCAAGAGTTTTATTGATATAGGATCGAGCCTGCACACGTCCCGGCTGGCAAGCTGGGGATTTACGCAAGAGGCTACCGCAAGGAGTATCACTCAATTCCAAATCAATGAACGTCTTGACGGGCGCACTTGCCCAGTGTGTCAAACGATGCACGGACGCACGTTCGATGTAGCGCAGGCACAGACTAAATTAGAAAACTGGATGTCCACAAGTAACCCGGATGATATGAAATCCGTGGCCCCTTGGCCGAGCCAGAGCGCGAAAAATGTTGCACTGCTGGGGCAGATGACAAAGTCTCAGATTCAAGATAAGGGCTGGGATACGCCACCGTTTCACCCATTGTGCCGGGGCGTATTGGTGAGGGCAGGAACTATTACGAGAGTTCAGCCCGCCGAAGTGACACCGATCAATGAAAACGTTGTACCCACTGACGATGAACTGAGGGAATTAACTGCGCTTCAGCTGGATAAGAAAGTCACCGGGCTGGCCAAAGACATGGTCGGGTTGGCGCGTGAGTCTGATAGCGCGGTTACTCAAGACGTAACAGTGATGGCCGATGAACTGGGCATGACTTTCCCGGCTAAAAAATTGTTGTTTCCCGGCATCGATGGACTGGTAACGGTCGAAGATGGCTCAGTGATCTATAACCGCCTGAAGGATTTGAAGCAAACCAAGGGCAAGATTTTCAGGCAGATGGAAAAGTACGGAATCACTGAAGAGCAAGCGGCAGAGCGAATATCGGATTCATTACGGTACACGTTTGTGGCTGAGCCTGAAGAGTACGTAAATGACATCCGGGCTGTGATGGAAAGGTTCAGGAACTTGGGCTACAAAAATGCCTCATTCGAATCCACGTGGGATTCACGCCCGGAATACAAAGGCGTCAATATCAATTTGATAACTCCGCAGGGATTGCAGATTGAAGTCCAGTTCCACACCCCAAGTTCTGTAGAAATGAAGTCGGTCAATCACAAGATTTACAAAGTGTGGCGCAAGATGAACCCGGACGATCCCGAGGCGCAAGAGCTGTTTGCTGAAATGGTTGCGAACGCTGAGGCCATTGAGAGACCAGCATTCATGGACTTCATGGATGATCTGGTTGCGGAATTTAACGGACCAAGCGGATGACAGACATACTGACAAAAAAGAGAATCAAGCAGACACGCTACATGCTGTCGAAGCATCCTAATGCGCCGTTCCTGTTGTTTCGCTGGGAGTACGATACCGGCGCAGACCCTGCTATCAATGAGTTCATGAGGTTCGATGGTGAGCTGGGGGCATGGGTGAAACACGATAACGATTTCATTCGGGACAATTTTATGGGCTACAAGTTTGATTTGAAAAACATTGATCCCGTGCCGACAGATGAAGAGGCGATTGAATTGGTCGCAGTTGGTTGGCGAGCAAAACGATTCTCATAACAGAGCGTCGGGGGATCGGCTAGACGCAAAGTCGGCATCCCCATTAAGGCAGTGATCACGGTCGCTGCCTTTTTTTGTGGCGTCCAATTATTTGCAAAGAGTAGTTGGAGGTCTTAGGATTCCGACTCATGGAATGCTTGATCCGAAAAACGGATGACGAGCTGCAAATCGTTTATGGCGAAGTGTATGCTCCGAATGTCCCCGATGTGCATGGCGAATTTATGACGCCAGTCGA